TCGCGCAGGCGCTCGACCGCTTCCGCCCTGCGGGCGTGGCCATCGAGGTCGGCTTCGTCGACGAGGGCTGGGTGCTCGGCACGGGCGTGCTCGGCCCGCCGGGTCCGCTCGCCCTCGGGCAGCACCCGGGCAGGGTCCACCAGGTCCAGAAACTGCCGGTCGAACGCCCGCCGCGCCGGCGCGGTGTTGGTCTTGCCTTGGGCGTGCATGGAGTGGGCGGCGATGCGGGCGCGGATAGAACGCTGCTCCGGAGTCAGTGCCACAGGTAGGTCCTTGTCTCGGCGTCAACTTGACCCGGTAGACGCTAGCACACCGCACTAGTACCTGTCGCCGAGCGCTGCCCGCCGGGCCGCGTCCTGCGCCCGCTGCGCCGCCACCGACGCCCCATAGCGTTGCAACATCTGCCGGGACCGCCACCCGAACAGGCGCATCGCGTCGGTCTCGCTGCCACCGCTGTCCAGCCACTCGTGCGCCGACGTATGCCGCAGCATGTGCGGATGCAGATGCGCCAGCCCGGACTGCGCCGCCCGGCGGCGCAGCATCTGCTGAACACCGGAACGGGTCATCGGCCCCTTCCCGCCAAGCCACAGCGCCGGCACATCCCGCATCGCGTGCTGCGCCCGCAGCCGCACATAGCGGTCAAGCGCCTGACCAGTCCGCGCCCCGAACGGGATACCTCGCTCCCGCCGCCCCTTGCCATGAACCAACGCAACATCACGGTCCAGGTCCAGGTCGCCTACGGCAAGCCCAACCAGCTCGGACACCCGCGGCCCGCCCGGCTCCAGGAACAGCCGAACCATCGCGTTGTCCCGGCGGTCGGTGAAGGACCGACCGCCGCACACGGCCAGCAGACCCTTCACCTGCTCGAGGGTGAGAACCGCCACCGGCGTCTCCGGCACCACCGGCGGCGGCACACGCAGCATCGGGTCATCCCCGCGCACACCTTCGGCCTCGGCCCACTTGAAGAACTGCCGCAGCGCCCGGTATCTGATCGAAGCGGTGGCCGCGGAAAGCGACAGCTGCGCCTGGACGAACCCGAGCAGGTCATCAGTTGAGGCCGCCGCCAGGTCGGCGTCGCCCAGGTGGCGGCGCAGCGCGGCGACCGCGGCGAGATAGGTCTCCACCGTCCGATCGGACAGGTTGCGGGCGCGCAACGCACGCCGGTAGGCCCGCACATGAAGGTCGTTCACGGCAGGTGAGCCTAGCGTGGCATGACCGTCAGCAGGGGGTGTACGATCGGTGTGCTATACGGAGGGCCGAGACCTGGCAGCGAATCAGCGCAGGTCAGACAGCAACCGGTGGGCGCAGACGGACTCGAACCGCCGACCCCCTGCTTGTAAGGCAGGCGTGTACAGGCGGTGTGCTACCACGGTTTACATGCGCGGCGACCGGTCACGCTGTGCAGCGACTTAGGGGGTGTCCGCGAGCGCACCCGCCAGACCTAGACACACCAGCCAACCGCATGTACAGTAACCACATGATGGACGGTGCGGGGCGTGTCCCGGCTCACTCAGGGGCGACGATCTCCCCCGACGGGGTGTACCGCTACCACCTGTGGCGGCGCTGGACAGACGGCCCGGGACGGTTCGCGACGTTCATCATGCTCAACCCCTCCACGGCCGACGCAGAGGTCGACGACCCCACGATCCGGCGCTGCATCGGGTTCGCGAAGGCGTGGGGAATGAGCGGCATGGAGGTGCTGAACCTCTACGCGTTACGCGCCACCGACCCAAAGCGTCTGCGGCAGGTTCCCGATCCGGTGGGGCCAGGGAACGACGAGTGGCTGCGGGACCGGGCGGGCCGCGCCAGCCGGAACGGGTGGCCTCTCATCGCCGCCTGGGGCGTCAACGCCAAATCGGACCGTGTGCGCCACGTCATGTCGTTCCCTGGCATGGCTGCGCTGACCGCCTTGGGGACGACGAAGCACGGTCATCCGAAGCACCCGCTCTTCCTGCCCCGCACCTCAGAACGGACCGTATGGCCCCCCAGCCCACGCTGCGAAGGAACGGTGACCAACCGTGAGGCTACGCATCAGTGTCAGAGAACGTTCAGATCACTGAACGGGAAACCGTCCGCGCCTTGCCGCAGCGTGAAAACCAGCAGCCCAGGGTCAGAGTCGTCGCCGCGTTGAGCCCGCCACCAGTCTGAGCCGTTGTCTGCGGTCGGCGCCTGCACCCACCACTTCGACCTGTCGGTGACCGGGTTCCGGCCGGACGGCTGCACGCGCAAGTGGTGAAAGTGGCCGGTGACCAGGATGTCGGCGGCGGCAACCGGTTGCCCGCCGTGGGTCTGCCCCGCCCACCAGTCCGGTATGTGTTCGGGCCGGTTCACCTGGTGGCCGTGCGCCAGGCCGACCACGTACCCGGCGGTCTCGTAGGCCAGGGTCTCTTCCCACACGTCAGGCCACGCCACGTTCACGTGCCCGTACGCGTCGGGGTTCACCAGGGTAGCCTTGTGCAGCTGTTTCAGCAGGTACACGCCCCAGTCGTCGCCGGGCTGGCCGAGCGCGTCTTTCCCTCTGCGCCAGCGGCAGTGGTTGGAGCCGACGCCACGCACACCAACCGCGGGCAAGCGTTTCGCAAGCAGGTCTGTGAGCCCGAACAGCAGGGTTCCAGCCAGGTCCACCTGGTCCATAAGTGACAGGTCGTTGGTGGCGGCCTGCGACGCCACGTTCTCGAAGCCTTCGATCGCGTCACCTGCGTCCAGCAGCATCGCCGCTTCCGGTTTCACCTCGGTCAGGTAGTCGTCGAGCCGCTCGAGGTACCGCGCGTGGCGTTCGACTAGCTCGGCGGTGCCGCCGCGGCGGGCGGTCTTCCCGGTCTGCGGGTCGGCCCACACGACGTGCGTCACCGAGTGCGGCGCGTCGGACGGGGGCTGTTTGCGTTTCCGGCGTGCCCGCCGGGCTTCGGCCATTAGGACCGGCAGGTCGACCATGACCGGGTGCCGGGCCCGCAGGTTGATCCGGTAGTAGCGGTGCCTGACGGTGTTGCCGTCCTGGGTGGCGTCCCAGCCTCTGGCCTGTGGGTCGCCGACGACTTGCACCTTCGCCGGATCGTGCCCGGCGTCTCTGATCCACTCGTCCCACACTCCGGCGGCAGTGGTGTCCACGTCGCGGTCGAGTACCGGGGTTTCGACGTAGCCCTGCTGCCCGTCCCATTCCCAGCGCAGCCCGGACGGGATGTCCTTGGGTGCGCGCACGACTGGCGCCGCCGGATCGGCCGGGGTGAGAAGCCGGTCGATGAGCCGGACGTCATTCATCTTCTTCCCACCCGGTGTCGTCGGGGTTGTTGAAGCCAAACGGGGTTTCGCTGTCCGCGTACAGGTCATGTACCTCGCCGGCTCTGGTTTCGAGGAGCGTTACCTCTACCAGACACATGTCCCCGATCCAGAGGCCGATCTTCATGGGCAGCGGCAGGGGTTGCTGTTGACGGCCCGGCCCTGGTGCCGGCGGATGGAGATGGAGGTGGGTGACCGCCCGACCAGGTGGGTGAACGCCTGCACGATGTTGCGGGCCGGCACCATCTGGTTGTCGCATGCCGCGGCGACCTTCGCGCGGGCGTCGGAGTCGTCGAGCAGGTCCAGGGCCTGGGCGACAGTGCAACGGTGCGGGTCCCAGATCTGCGGCGCGAGCAGCAGGTCAAGGTCGACCTTCCCGTTCTTGTCCGGCACCTCAGTCACCCGGCTTATTGGTATCCTTCGCCTTCCGGTTGGTGACGCCGAACACGGCGAGGACACCGGCGGCGGAGGATGCTAGGGCGCCGATCTCGTCGGCGGTGAGGCTACCGTCTGCGAGGGTTGCGGCGGCGACGCCGAGGAACGCGGCGAACGCGGCGAACGCCTTTGCGTAGACGGGGAGGTTCGCTACCAGGGTTGTCATGCGCGGGTCTCCCTTCTAGGAGTAGATGCGGTCGATCAGCGGCATGGTGGCGATGGCGATGCCGGCGGCGGACGCGAACGTGGCCCACAGCTGCCGCGGGGACACGAAGGGCCTGCCCTCCATGACCCGCAGCCGCTGCTCGTGGTCGAGCAGGCCCTCCGGCTGGGCTACCGGGCGGTCTTCCATCTTGCGGAGCAGGGTGCGCAGCTCGGAGATCTCCTGCCCGTGCTGCTCGATCTTCGCCCCGTGCTGGGCCAGGGCCACGTCGAGCTTCGCCTCGAGGCGGGCGAACATGACCTGTATCTCGGTGCCGACGTTGCGGTCACCGAACGAAGCCGGCGTGGTCATCGCCGTGACCTGTCCGCGGCTTGCGCTAGAGCCATGGTCACAGCTCCGCCGTGAAGTCGAGGCCGTCGCCCGAGGTTGTTCCGGTGTAAACGACGACCGGGTAGCCAACTGCGACCGCCACCGCCGTCGCGCCTTCGATCATCACTATATTCGCCGCACCGGCTACGTGGTACAGCCCCGCGATCGCCGTGATCACCGTTGCGCCGATAGTACCGGCACCTCCGGATTCTATGGCAACGGTGCCCCTGAGCGTCACCGAAGCAGGAACACGCAATGGCACCGGCAGCGCGACAAAGAACCGGGACGTATTCGATGCCATGTTCATCCCCGCCCCGAGCCCCGTGTACCCACTGCCCACATTGGGGGTGCCGCCCGCTAGGCGCACGAAGTACCGCTGACACCAGGCGAGCTGCTCCTGCTGGGACAGCCGCTCGAACCCGGTGGGCCCGCCCTGCTCTAGCTGTACGTCGGTGATGTTGATGGTCGCGTTTTGGATGCCGATGTTCGACGAGTTGCCCGCCCATGTCGAGCCTGCTGACAGCCACAGGATGACCTCTAGGAAGTCGTCACCGTTGGAGCCGATAAACTTGGTCGCTATGTCCGGGACGGTGAATGTCACGCTGTAGCGGGTAGTGGAGGTGCTGAGCGTGACCGCCTGGATAGCAGTAGTCACGTCTGCACTAGGTGTCCCACCGGTTCCGAAGATCTGCGATATCTCTATGCCGATCTTCGGGGTACCGGCACTAGCGGCGGCGAGGAACGATAGGGTGACTTCCTTACCCGCCAGCGTGCGGACACCCTCAATGCGTTGTGTAAGCCGAGCGTAGTCACCCGCTGCCGACTGCGAAGCAACGGTGGACGCGAGATAGAACGACGCGCCGTCGCGCCTGAGCGGCGAAGACGCCGCGGCCAGCGTAGGGGTGACCGTATGCGAGCCGCCGGTGTGGTATTTCCGCCAACCGTCGGCCGTGTAGACGTCGGTTGCCGTGAACCCCGTATTGCCGCGCTGTCGCACGCCCATGTCGCCGTTGCGGATCACGTTCCGGCGGCCGATGGGGGTGTCGAACGAGCCGCCGACCACCACCGGGTTGTTGACTGTCGGGGCGGTCAGCGTCTTGTTCGTCAACGTCTGTGCGTCGGTGACGCCGACCAGCGCACTGCCCGCGCCGTGAACACCGGACGAGGCCATGACGTGCGCGTTCGCCTCATCCGCCTCGCTCGCCGAGAACGAGTGAATTGCCTGCGCCCCAGCTGAGTGCGGCTGGTCTACGGTGCCGTCGTAGCCGCGGCCCCCGGGAGCGACGGTCACCGTCGTACCAGCCCGGGACGAGCACAGCACCTTCTCCTCGTCGGCCTGGCCGGCAGCGATAGTCACAACGAACGGGCCGACCGACCCGGTAGGCCAGCCGGCGGCGTCAACAACAGTGAACGACATCACCCCGGTCGGCAGCCCGGAACCCCCCAGCTGGGTAACCGCCGCGTTCCCTGTGTGCTCACGCCTGATCGGAGGCATATCAAACGCCCTTCAACTTCAGCAGGTAGGTGCCCTGGTAGAATCGGCCGTCGCTGGTCTTGCGCCACGGCCGCCACTGTGTGTCTTCAACGATGACCGGCCGGGCTAGCTGGCCCTCCTGGAGGCTGACGACGCGGCGGTCGTCCCGTAGTCCGGACAGGTACAGCCATTCGCCGTACACGTCGACCGGGGTTTGGATGCCGTCGGCGGTCAGTGCCTGGTCGCGCAGCAGGACCGGCAGGTAGATGGCCAGCGACCTTTCCGATGTCGGGTCTGCCCGTAGTGTCACCGACCTGACGGTTGCGTCGCCGGTGATGGTGATGGTCCATTCGAAGTCTTTGCCGGCCACGTTGGTCAGGGTGAACGGGGCGGCCGGTTCGGTGGTCAGTGCCGCCCCGGATGTGCCGGCCGGGGCTGCCGCGGCCCCGTCTGCGGCTAGGTCGAGTCGCACCGACTGGCCGGCGGCGAGCAGGTCGTGGCGTACTGTTACCGTTACACCGGTCTTGCGGTCTGGAAGGCCGAATCCGACCCGCCCGCCGGACAGGGTGCCAGACGCCACCTTCACCGCGGCCTGCTTGTACAGGCCAGCCGAGGCAATCGTGAACCACCGCTTCCCCAGGTAGGTGGCTGCGGCTATGACGCTGCCCTGCCCGGGCGCCATCAGGTCCGACGCGTAGGCCGGGGTCAGGTCGCTGGTGAACGTGGACAGGTCGAGCCGGCCGAGGCCCGTCGACGCGGCGTCGTAGTTGCTGAGCCCGTACCACACGAACCGGTCCTGCCCCTCGGCGCACAGCACCGGTGACCCGGTGGGGATGAGCGCGCCGAGCGTCAGGTTCCCGGCCGAGTCCGGCACAGCGAACCGGACACCGAGGCTGGTCCCGATCACCACGTACCCGAGGTAGCCGGTGACCGACTCGGCACGTTCGCCGTCGGGTAGGGTCGCCGCGACTACCGGCACGTCGAGCGACGCCCCGTCCGCCTTAACCGCGGTCCGGTAGATCATGGACTTGTCCCCGGCGTACCCGGCGGCGTAGACCGCGGCCGGTCCTTCGGTGATGTCGGTCCACGTCCACGCGCTACTCGGGTGGGTGAACAGCGGTGCGGGCAGCGGCCCGGCGGCTGTCGGGTTGTACAGGTCGGGCCCGAAGGCTGCTATAAGCCGCCCCTTCGCGTAGCGAACCAGGTCGACTGCACCGGTGATGAACGAGGTGAACGCGGTGCCGGTGCTGGTGTAGATTCCGCTGCCGCCCTGCGCCGCGTAGCAGGTCGCCCCATCCGAGGTGAGCGCCGTCACCGTCCCGGCCAGCCCCGACGCCGCCGTGAACGTCTCCGACCCGACCCCGGACACCAGGACGGTTGACCCGTCCGCCATGTACAGCCGGCCGGCGGCCACTGCCAGGTACAGGTTGCTGCCGGCGGTGAATAAGGCGAGCGAGGTGTCCGGCAGCAGGGTCAGCCCGTAGCGGCCCCACGGGTCTACCCCTTTGCTGGTGGCGAACCGGAACGGGTCGGACTCGGACCGGTCTAGCCACGACTGGCCGGCCCCCCGGTGCCACGACTCGACGGACCTGCGCCACAGCCCGCCGGGGTTGATCGACTGCTCGCCTGGTCGGTTCGACGTGTCCTGCTGGCCCCGCATCAGCGGGATCGAGTCGTGCCGGTACTCGCCTTCCTGTTCCCAGTCCAGCAGGTACGGGCGGCCGGCCAGGACAACATCGAACGCTGCCCAGGCGTCGACGGAACCGACGGGCCCCGTGTAGTAGGGGGCGTTGAAGGCGACCGCGAGGGACATTACTTGCCCACCGGGTACCTGGTGCGCAGCCGGGCCGCTTCCTCGCCGACCCGCTGTGCGAACAGGGCGGCCAGCCCCCGGTAGGAGGCGGCGACCGCACCGGGCGGAACTTCCTGCGAGCGGCGCGCATCGCCCTGCGCCTTCGTGTCGTTGCGGGGAACCTCCCGCCCGGCCATCAGCCTGACCGCCGCCCCTAGCGGCGGCACGTCGTACGCGGTCGGCGGGATACCTGTAGCGGCCACGTCAGCCGCCGGGTCAGCCTGCTCGGTGAAATCCGCCGCGTACACCACTTGCAGGTTGAACGCGGTGACCCCGAGCCCGCCGAACGGGCCCCACCCGACACCCACGTTGCCGACGTTGATCCGCAGCGCCACACCAGACGGGAAGTCGGCGGTAGGCGCAGACCGTTGCAGCTCCCACTCCCCGGCCCGCAGCCGGGCCCAGGCCTGGGACGGGCCACCGGTGTCCCGGCGCACCTCGAGGACCCGGGTAAGGCCGGTGACAGCGCCTAGGTCATAGCCCTGCACGGCTGCGTCGAACAGGATGACGGTCTGCCCGACCTGGTACAGCCCGTTGCCGGGCGCCGAGAGGGTCCGTAGCGTTCCGTTTAGGGCGCTGACGATCCGGTGGTCGGTGAACCTGGGGTTGACTCGCACTGCTGTCCCGGCGGCAGCGTCCGCGTCAGTGGAACGATTCCACCCGGCCTGCACGGTCACTGTCTTGGAGACCTGGTTAGTGGAGAGCACGCGCACCGTGTTCGTCCCGACCGACAGCACTGAGCCCGCGACCACCCCGCCCAGCGCGTAGCGCAGGGTCATAGTCCCGGACCCGGCCGTGTACGCGGCGTCCAGCTGGTTGACCTCCCCCGGCCGGTCCCCTTCCAGGTAGGCGCGGGTGTCCTCAACCCAGTCCGCGACGGTCACCACTGGGCGGCCGCCTGCACCAGCTCGTTCTTCTGTCCAGTGTTCATCGCCGCTACCCCGGGGTAGGACGCCATGTTGATGTCGGCGCTGTGCCTGGCGGCCTGCTCCGCGCGGGCCGCCCCGTCCACGGCCTCCGGCCGTAGCCCTTCGCCGCGGAGCCGCGCGTAGGCTTCCAGGTCCCGGCTGAGCTGCTTCTCACGGGTTTTGTCCCGCGCCCACTCGGAGGTGTGCGCAACGCGCAGGGTGGAGACGTGGCAGCCGAAGCAGCCGGGCTGCTCAACCGGGTGCGTGACACGCCTGTGCAGGCTCACTAGGCTCCTCCTCCCTGCCCGTCTATCGTACAGTGTAGAGGTGACGATCACGACTAGTCGCCGGGAACAACGACGTACCCGGCTGCTTGGAGTAGCGGCACAACCTGGCCGGGCACCTCGTTCTCCATGCCGCCCATGAAGGCATGGTCGGCGGCGGCCACCTGCGCGGCTGTCGGCTTGTACACCTCCTGCACGGTGCTGCCGGTGACGAGGACAGCCGGTGCTTGGCCGGGGGCCACGATCCGGGAGAACAGGGCTCTGGCGGGGCCGCGGGTGCGGACCTCCAGCCGGTTTGACTCCCGGCCGGCGGGGATACGCAGAATCCACGGCACAGCCCTCACCGCTGGTACCCCGACCGTGTGCCCGGTGCCGACACCTACCGGGCTGACGGTGACCGGGCCTGGGGTGACGGTCAGGGAACCGAGCGCCTCGGCGGTGCCGATGCCGGTCGGGCTGACGGTCTGGGCGGCACCACCGCCGGCGGTGCCCTTCACCTCCACGGCGATGATCGAAAACTTCATCCCGCCAGGCGAGGCCAGGCCGACCGTCTTCGTGCCGGCCGGCCCAACGTCGGCATAGTACGCGGCGTAGATCGTGTACCTGCCGGCGACCTGCGCGAACGCCAACTCGGTCGGGCCGACCCCGCCCACCGCCAGCCAGGACCGGGTGGAGCCGTCGACCTCGGCCCAGTCCCCGAAGAAGACGACCACCGCCGAGTTGTCGGCGGTGGTGGTGATCGCCAGCTGCGGCGCGCCCGACGCCACGTTAGCCTGCGCGCTGGCCCCGACCCCGTCCGACCCGGAGAACTGGAGCAGGTCAGCGCCCCAGAAGTTGCTGGAGTTGGACGCCTCGGAGAACGAGCCGGTGACCGATGATCCGGCGCCGGTCGCGGACCAGGCCCGGGCGTGGCAGTACTGGGAGACGACGATCGACTGGAGCACGGTCCAGGTCAGGCCGCCGCCGGCCAGGTTGACCTGCGGCGTGTTGGAGTCGGCCAGGGCCAGGCCGACCAGCACGTCCCCGGACGCCGGGGTGAACGCGGACGACGCCTTCGGCGAGGTGGAGCTGTTCCAGACGTCGGGGCCGCGTTCGGCGACGAACGTCGGCGCGGGCACAGCGAGCCCCCGCGGCTACAGCTTGAAGATGCGGTTGCCGCCGTTGTCAAAGGCGGCGGTGATGTCCCCGCCGTTCGGGGTGACCGGCAGCCCGGTCCCCACGTCGATGTAGGCGATGAGCCGCTGCGCCGTGGCCGCCACGTCAGCGCCCCCGGTGACCGCCGAGGACTGGAAGACGACGATCGCGGCCACAGCCGCCCCGGTGGGCACCGCCGACCAGGTGGTGTCGGCTGCGTCCGCGACGCCGCTGGTCACCGTCTTCGACGCGAGCGCCGGAGACGTGGCCACGATGGTGCCGCCTGCGCCGGTCATGTCGGAGACGAACTTGTGCGCGGCGGAGAACGTGTAGCCCCGCACCAGCGCGGCCTTGATGACCGCCGTGTCGTAGTCGATGGTGCCGTCTAGAAACCCTTCGCGCCCCGGGTCGAACAGTGCGTTCGCCACGATGCTGGCCCCTCTCAGATGGTTGGGCGGGTCCCGTCCCCGCCGCATGAGCGGGGACGGGACCCGAGGCCGCTAGGAAGCGTTGTTCGCCCGAGACGACGAGGTCTCGACGCGGCGCAGCGCCACCTGCCGGAACACCGAGTAGCCCACCATGTGGTACCAGCCCATCTTGCGGAACCGGTACAGGTAGTCGGTGTACGGCCCGGGAATCACCAGCGGCTGGGAGCCGAGCTGCTGCCCGTCGCCGTGGGTGCCGGTGGAGAACGCCTTGGCGAGGCCCTGCCGGCCAACGGCCAGCGCCTGGTACACGTCGATGACGTTGGTCGCGCCGCCGCCGTTGACCAGGACCGAGGTCCGCACGTTGCGGATCACCTCGAAGCCCTGGAAGTAGCCGACGAGACCCTTCTCCACGGACGCCGGCCGCTGGTGGTTGGCGAACTCCCGCCAGCCGGTGACACCAGTCTCCAGCTTCAGGTCGTACTCCTGGTCGGGGTCGATCAGCAGCCGGTAGAAGCCGTTGAACGTCTGCACGTTGCCCTTCACCAGGTCGGCGAGGACCCCGGCCAGCTTGTCCGAGGTGAGCACGGAGCCGGCGACCAGGGTGGCGCGGCTGGTTGCGGTGCCGCCGTAGACGACGTTGGTGCCGCCGAGCGCCACGTCCCGGACAACCGTGTCCAGGGAGATACCGGCGTGGTAACCGACCGTGTTCGCCACGATGGGGTCGAACTCGATGAACGACGTGTTGTACACCCTGGCGGTGGTCTCCACGGCGTCGCCGCGTTCCTGGAGGGCGACGTTGACGGTGGAGTCGGTCAGGTTCTTCGGGGTGATGTCCGAGGTCTCGGTGAGGGGTGTCGTGTTCGGGGCCAGGTCGTCCACGATGTTGAACTGGACGGCCGCGCCGCGGTGCGTCTGCGGCGTCGACTTCACGTCGACGATCATGGCTTCGTGGAGGAGCTCCGGGCGGAGCGCGAACCACGCCTGCTGGTTGTAGGCGGTGGTGTCGTAGGACACCGTTGCGGTGGTCGTCTGTGCCACGGGGGTTCAGTCCTTCAAGGAGAGGGGAGACCTGTGGCCGGTGTGCGGCTACAGGCCGTCGGCTGACGGGTCGTACGCCCCTGGTGCGAACACGACGCCGGCTTCCCTGGCGATCCGGTGCAGCTCCTCCGTCGACTTGGCGGCACGCATTTCGGCGTGGAAGTCGCGTTGGCCACCGCTGGACGCCCCTTCGGAGGTTTGCTCCAGCCGCTGGTGCGCCTGCTGCTCCTCCGCTGGAACCTCGTCCTTGGGCGGCTCCTCGGCCTGCCGCAGGATTCCTGCGTCGGTCGCGGCCTGCTTGATGGCCTCGGGAGTGAGGTCGCCGTCGTAGCCCTTCACGAGCCACTTGGCCTTCGGGTCTTCGGGGTTGACGCCGGCCTTGAGGAAGGCGTTCTCCCGCTCAAGCGCCGCGGCCTTCTGCCGGGCCTTGTCGCGGTCGGACTCCAGCCGTTTGCGCCAGCCGGGCTTCTCGCCCTGCCTGGGCCGCTCCTGGCCGTCGTCGCTGTCCTCGCGGTCGTCGTCGTACTGGTCGTCGTCGTAGTCGGTCATCGGGGGCGCTCCTGCGTGTCCGTTCGCGCCGAGCCCAGGAGGCGGTTCGGCGGCGGGGCCAATGGGGGGGACTGAACGGTCGGTGCTCCACCTGGCCGGGTGGGGGCCTCTCGTCTGCCGCGGCTCGTGCTCGCGCCGGGTGCGCGGGGGTTCCCGGCGGAGAGGGCGGTCGACTCGAACCCGGACGATTACTGCGCCCTCAACATCTTCATGTTGGCATGTGCTGTGTCTATCGGCAAGCGGGTGCGGTTCGTGTAGGATCTGGCCCAGAGGGGTCCCGGCTGCTGCCTCGCACCAGTCACCAGTCCCTCCTTCGTGGCCCCGCCGCTTGAGCGTCACCCGCACCGTCGCTCGCGGCGGGGCCCACGTTCCACCCAGTCAAGCCCGCTACCTGGAACCGTCCCTGTCAAAGGCACCGCCTTGACGGCTTGCCATGCGGGTCGCGGCGCCGCTACCTTCGGCCGCATGACTGGATGGTTCTACCGGCACCAGGCCGCGACCGACGCCGTGCTCTACCTGGACCTGCTGCTCATCACCGTCGGTGCCGGCGCGCTCGCTAACGGCTTCCCGGGCACCGGGCTCCTGCTGCTAGCCGCCGCGTACGCGCTGTGGCGGCCGATCCGCCCGGCCGTCCTGTATCCGACTAGCTTGCCGCCGACCCGAGGCCGGTGATCCCGGCCTGCCCGGCCGCGTACTGCCCACCCTCGGAGAACCTTGCGGTCCGCCGCCGCTGGGCCCGCTCCAGCCGCTCCTGCGCGGCGGCGTCACCGGTGAACGCGGCGTCGACCATCGTGTCCACTGACACGCCCCGGTCCCCAAAGTCGCCTATCCCGGCCTGGCGAAGCTCCCGGAGCCCGGCCAGCTGGGCGAACACCTGCGTGGTCTGCGCCGGGTCGACACCCGTGCCGGCGACCCGCTCGGCCTGCCCGGTGGTGAGCTGGGCGAAGCCGGCCTGCGCCGACTGGGCAGCGACCTGGGCGGCCGTGAACTGCTTCTTGATCAGGTATGTGCTCCGGTCCGGGTCGATCCAGTAGGCCAGGGCCAGCCCGTCGGCGTTGCCCATCCCGTACAGGTTCGCCAGCTGGTCCCGCAGCATCTGCCCCCGCGGGTCGGCGGCGACGACCTGCGAGGCAATCTCTAGTCGCTGTCCGAACTCCTGCGGCGACACTTCGGCCCCGATCAGCTTCGCGAAGTCGCTCGGGTCGTCGTAGAAGCCCGCGGGCAGGCCGTAGGCGCGCATCTGCTGCGCGTA